TCACTATGTTAAGACTTTAAATGAATTTATAATAAACCATTGCATTGTCCCAAATCCAAAAACCTAAAGAGGCATCTTTAGTTTAGTGCGAAGCCATACACACATTCTTGGATTAGTCAATATACATCGAGCCTAGAGAGGCATCTCTAGTTTAGTGCGAAGCCATACACACACTCTTATACTTACTTTTTCAACCACCACCCGCTTTATCTGCGTGTGGGGTCTGCCGATATGATTACCTTTTATACTCCGCGGCAACAGAGTTGTTCTTGATTATTGCGAGATGACAGTTTCTCTGAATCAGTGCTTTTGCTAAGAAGCATAACTTGTTGCTTTTGCTAAGAAGCATAACTCATTGCTTTTGCTAAGAAGCATAACTCATTGCTTTTGCTAAGAAGCATAACTAGATTGACACTAGTCTAAATACTGTTGTGACAAGTTCGGTACCAGCACTAAACGTAGATGTAATGCTGATAGTAATTGCATCTGTTCCATTGCAACTTATGAAGCCTGTTTTTGACAATTCAGATTGTTGAATTGCAGGTCCTTCAAATTGAACTGAACCGTTCTGAATATTACCATTCTTTGAGTAGTTCATAATTCTTTGAGTAGCATTATTACCTCCTGAATTGGTAAAGTAGCATGTTATATCAATAAGATACAAACCTGCTGGAGGAATAATAGAACCAGATGTATTAACTACATTCAATCCATTCACACTAACAATAGTCGTGGACGCTGCTGCAGCCAATAATGGTTGATATGGTGTGCCAGTAGTTAAATTACCTTGAGTATCTTGAAGCTGTGTTACACTGTTGTTTGTTGGTGCCCCTTGTAAACTCAAATTTACACGGGTAAACAATCTACATCTGTATCTAACGAATAGTCTACAGACATTGAACTGTGATGCACTTAAACCCTCACAGGTAACATAAAGATTTCCTACATCATACTCTTTGATATCTGACTGTCCTGGTAAATTGCCAGTACGCACAAACTTTCCATTTGAGCGTTTGTGCATTGCATCTTTAGGACACACTATGCTAAGTGGTAAACATGGTAAGTTTCCATCGCAAGGGTCTAAGGTTAATGCGGCAGTCTGAGAAGCAGGTTGTGGTAGTGACGCATTAAAGTTCACTGCTATCGATACTTCTCCAGTTTGTCCACCTGTAGCATATTCACTAACATATGGTACAGTAAAGAACTCAAGAGACTCGAAAAGATAAGTTTCATAATCTATTGCCTCTTGAGAGAGTAGTGGAAATGTGGTAGCTTGACCCGGATTTAACGGATAAGTAGCTAACACACCAAAGGAAGCGGAATCATTAGATGCAATAACTCCAATAGGTTCTTCCTTGACAATAAGAACACCTTTATCTGAGGTTGATCTTTGTGAATAGTTCATATTGTCATTGACTTGTACTCTTTTTGAAAGAAAGAGGCCTCTATTAACACCTCTAGGTTTGCTAAGTTTCTTTTGTTGCTTGGTCAACTTAGTCTTTTGTTGTGATTTACCGTTGCCTCCGGTGGGTTTTCTCCCCTGACGAATTTTCTGTTTGTTTTGTTTAGATGCGATTTGCCTATAAATAAAACGCTTCGATCCTCTTGCTTGTTTTATTGTATTCCAAAGAAATACACCACCACAAGGGAGTAACCGACCCGATAATTATAGAGAAAATAGCCTGCAAAGCTATTTTCTAAATTAGGAGAGTGGAGAAAATAATAGCTTTCCCCACTCTTCTAAAAACAAACAGAAAATGTTGGCGCCTAATAAGGCGAGTCCAACCCGTAGTCTATTTCAATGGCTCTTTGTACTACGGTCGAAGTATAAGTCAACGGATAATCATTAAGATCATTTTCTGCAAGTTGTTCAAAAAATCCTTCTACACTATTCCAATCAAGGCCATATCTTGTGTGGTATGCAGTATCGATAGTGTGTACGTAAATTTTTTGTTCTGATAACTTGACATTCCAATTATTGCCCTTTATTTCAGGTAGGAATGGTTGACTGAGGCTTTGGATCTTCTTGTACCACTTCTTAAAGCCTGGTACATTTCCAAGATTACCTTTACCCTTCAATTGCATGAATATTGAATCCACTGCAATTTGATGTTTGTTCTTCAATTTGGCAAAAGGTACAATTAGTCTTGGTTCTTTTAGAAATTTCCCCAATTTTGCTAAGCAACTCAACAATGGTAGCGCAACTATTTCATCATTTTGGTAGATAAATATAGTTTTCAAAAACTCCGCTCCAGTCTCCAAATCTTGATAACTCGCCTTAGGTAAGAATCCACAACTATCTTTAAGATATTGAGGTATATAGATAAAAGGATCAAGTTGTTTTTGGTGTGCTTTGTACAATCCCTGTGCATAACTCAATGCAGTGATAAAAGTATTTGATACACTAGTTTCTACACAACCAGTTTTTAAACCTCTGGTTTGTACCATGTATCTAATTCCACTATTAGGGTGAAACATCTTGGTTGGTGCATCTGCTGCTTTCCTAAGCATTTCCAATTCGTCATTGTTCCAAGGTGTTGTAAAGAATTTTCTAAATATCTCATGTTGTTCCGGATGTTGTGTTGAATCATATCTAGAAAAATCACAACATAGAACCTTGCGGTTTCTAATCAGAGCAGAATCATCGCCAAGGACCATGAGAAAATAATGTGGTAAATGTGATTCTATGTCATTATCAAGAATCACTTTCGCAATATGTTGGGAGGTGAGTCCGGTAGCATAAAGGATATGTAATGTATATTTGGAGGAACAAGAAAGATTAACATAGCCACTAAATAATTTCTTCAGTGCGTTACTAGCTGATGCGATTACAGGGGCAACATTGACTACATAAGAATTGTCAAATGCACAAATAGTTCTCATCATCTCTTTCACGATAACTTCATCGTATTTCAATTGAAGTGTTGCCACATAGTCAACATCTCCATCCAACTGAAATTTGCGCCAAGCTTCAAGATACATTTTCTTTTTAGAGGCATGGTTTGCTTGATTTATCCAAGTCAAGGTGTCTATTTTAACCATGTCTAACTTAGTCTTCCATAAAGTTGCCAATTGAGTTTGTTCGAATATTGTTCTTTTCTTTATGTGTTGCAAAGGCCAAGGTTGAATATTTCTTTTAAGATAAGCACTTATAAGATTGTTTCCATTCTTTACTCCAGCACAATTTGTACTAGCAATTGTACAAGGCGTGTAGACAGGATTTCTATGGTCTTCAGTGGTATCTGTTAGCATTTCGCAAACAAATGGTGAATAGCCTAGATCTTTTGGGATGTCTACTGGTTCGGATTTTGGGAATCTTGGATATGATTCCTCATGATGTAAAGTGAAATATTCAGAGATTGGTGTTTCTCTTTTATCATACGAAATTTCATGCAACTTTTCTCTTATGGTTTGTTGTCTTTTCGCTGATCTGTTCCACATTCCATGCCATATCATTCTAAATGGTAATGTGAGGAGCTTAGCCCAGAACGGTAAGATCTCATGCCAATTATGGAAAATGAGTCTTCCTAATGCTCCCAATGCTGTTAACTTGCCAGTCTTATAATCTTCATAGATTTCTTTGACGCTTATGAGCAAGCCAAGTCCAGGTATGAGTTTTAATAATTCTTCTATAATCATTGAAGCTCTGTCTGTCATCCAAGGAAACGCCTTCATTAGTGGAGAATAACCTCCAAACAAATAAACAACGCCGGATTCAAAGACTTCCTTCAACTGACTACCTATATTAATACCCATGCCAGTAAACTTGAAATTATCCATTACTTCCTTGACAACATCCAACATTTCATCTGGTACGATCCATGAAGCTACTTTCTTCAATAAGGACCACAAATTTTGATGTTTTGGCAAATCCACTAATAACTTAGTGTTGTCGTTTTGGAGGTTCAGAATGTCAAAATTCAAGCCGAGAATTTGAAACAAATTTACTTGTTTTTCTCTTGCAGCTTGGAACAACGCAGCGAT